CGTTGCCGATATATAAGGCATTGTAAAAAGATTACTGGTATAGCCATTTGATGATAGATAACTCATTGTGGCTATGATGCTAGGTGTTGCTGGTCTAGTAGGTGAAGTATCTGTACCAAAATGCTCAATCGTTACACCAATATCAGATGGTCTCCAAGCTAACTCTACATAATCGTTTTTCTCTAAACCAATAAAAAAGTTTAATGAGCCAATCATATGACTTGGAATGCCTGCACTTTTTCTTTGTGAGATACCAAATTTACTGTTTGATGCTGCTACATTAGTACCATTTTTTCTAAACCATACATCTACAAACTCAGGATCATTAACTGTGCTTTTAAACTGCACACTAAACTGAATGTTGTAGAGTCCAGAGTAACCTGCTGTTAGTTTCGTACTAGTTACTAGACTTGCACCTAATGCATAGTCTGTAGTGCTAAACGACATAATATTGGCTGCGGTAGTTGTTGTCGCAGCTTGGTCTGTATCGTCTTGTACAGCTAAATAAGGGTAATACGCACTAGCAGATACATCATCTGCTGGCATTAGGATAATTACTGATCCTGAACCAATCCGAGCATCTGTTAGTGTCGTAGTGCTTGCACCACCTGTAGCTAGGGTTACAGAGCCTGTATTGTTAGTCTTACCATTCATAATGCCATTGACTACTTCAGCAATTCCACGCTGATCTGATCCGAATGGCGGTAAAACTCTAAACATTACCTAGTTCCTAATTGGTTTAAATCAATGTCCAATCCTACTGCCGATGTCCAGCTACCTGTAGGTGTTAATTGTAGACGATGATACCGCCCTACACCACGCACAGACACTCTATTTTCGCTATCTGCTGCGGTCTGAGAGCTAAATGTTATAGCTTCCGATAAAAGCCTACGAGATAACAAAGCTACAGATCCAGAGCCATCATCCACGATGGGTTTTACCATTGTGATTGATGAAGTAGCACCTGGCACTTCTATATCGCCTGTTTCTAAGAAGGCGGTAGCGTTAGCACCTGTAAAAGTAACAATCTTTGCACCATCTACACCAGCTAATTGTAGTTTTCCACCAAGCCAAAGTCTGCTATCAAAGCTAGTAAGGATGGTTTCTAGTGTTCCGTAGGTATCCATGCCTTCTAAAGTAACCGCAGGAGTAGAGGTAGATGCTATTCTGTCCACAGAAGTAGTACCGCTAGACCATTTTTGAGTCTGATAGTTGTAAATAAGTAGGCTATCAGGTGTAGCAGAACTATTGGATGCGTATGCCCAAATAATAAGTTTCTTAATTGGGTCTGCTGCTGCCGACATGAGGTACAAAGTGCTTTCTTCTACATTATCAAAGAAGAATCTGTTTACCTTTTCGCTACCAATAGGAATTACATTTTGTCCATCACAGGCATAAAAGCCATCATCGCCTAAGAAGAACGCTGTGCCACCATACTGAATAATAGAGTTAGCCTCATAACATCCTAAGTTACGACTAATGTTGTCGAACTGAAAGACTAAAGGACTGCCAATATAAGACATCCGATGGATTGCTCGATCCATAAAGATTAGACCAAACTCACCACCTGTAACACCGACTACCGAGCCACCATCAGGAATATCCTGAAAGTCTGCTTGGGTTGTAGCGGATTGAGTCCAACTAGCCTCATCGCCTAATGCTGACCATTGCACTCTGTTTGGATAGCTTGATTGATAGCCAGACACTACAAAGTCGCGCACTACAGTTACATATCGTGCTGGTGGTGCATCTGCTGCTAAATCTGCAAATAAAGAAGAACTGTTTAAGTTATATCCTTGTATTTTTGCATCTCCATTAGCTGCAACAATGACATTACCAAACTGGGTAAACTTCCATCGTTGGTCTGTGGGTGTCGAATAATCACCAGACTTAGATACATTGTCTAAAGACAAATCCGCAGAATCTAACTTAAATAGTTTTGTAGAGCCACCAGCAAATACAGTTGTACCTCCTGCTGTGGTCTTGCCTGCTACTACATTGTTAAGGTTCTCGGATGCTGATGCCGAGTAATCTACAGCAATAGGAATAGCACCATAGCCGACAAGTTTAGGATAGACATTCTCTGCCCTACGCAGTCCATTAGTAAGACCTGGCTGATCTGGTGTCCATTCTCCAAATGATATTCTGCTTATTGCCATTGTTCTGTTCCACTAGATATTTGAGTCCAAGTTGTCGTTGTGGCTGTAATTCCTGTCCACGACTCTGATCCTGCTGTTTGTGCTGTCCATGTTGTAGAACTAGATGATATACCTGTCCAAGCCTCTGAGCCTGCTGTCTCGGCTGTCCAATTATCGCCTAATCTATTACCACTTGCGACTACTGTTCCGTTTGCTGTTATTGATCCACTTGCGGAGTAGATTGCAATAGCTTGAGCATCGACATACGCTTCGGCAATAATGATGCCTTCACCAGCAAACTCTACATTGCCATTACCTACTACTGTGGCTGTTGCTGTTATTTCTGCTACAGATGTTCTAACCCGAATAGCATCAGACTCTGCACTTGCATTGCCTGTAATTGTCGCATCGCCTGTTCTAACTCTAATGCCTGTACTTACAACAATTGCTTCTACATTAATACTAGCAGATGATGACCCTGAAACTACATTTCCTGTAGCATCAACTGTTGCAACTGCATTAACTAATCCTTCTCCAACAAACACTCCAATTGCTGCTGCACTAACTGTTGCATCCGCAGTAATGCTTGCTGATCCGCCTCTAACGGCAATACCATCAGCGACTACTGCTGCATCTGCGGTAATGGCTGCACTAGCATCTCTCGTTAATTGTCCTGCTGCTACTACAGAAGCGTCTGCTGTAACAAGTGCTTCACCTGTGCGCTGACGAACACCATCCGCAGTAACTGTGGCATCTGCTGCAATAGATGCAGATGGGAACTTAACACACAGAGTAGTCCATACAGGGTCATCAAAAGAGATATTGAGTTGGTCAAGATTCCCAAGGGAATCCATGTCCTCTAATCTCCAATCACCGCATACTTCGTCTGTTTCCCAAGTATGGTCGAAAGAGTATGGTACTTGCTCTAAAGTCCCGAACTGATCTAACTGTTCGAGAGTTAATGGCATTAGGCTAGGGTAACTGAAAGGCTACCAGATGCAATCTTAAAAATATCGCCTGTATCAATTGCCTTAGATGTCGTAAGTGGTGTGTGATACAAAAGGTTACCAGTAGTAAGTGCATCCAAGATACCAATATGACTAATCGTTCCCCAAGAGGTTGTGGCTTGGTCGAATGTAATGTCTGCTGTAGTTACCGATGCACCATTGCTAGGCGCGCCAAAGGTAGCTGATTTACGAGCATAAGAACCACCAGTACACTCTGTGCCTGTATTAGCATCTGTTGGGTCGCTAGTGTAGAGACCAACATAGACTACAGATGGAGAGGTAAAGGTTGTTGCTCGTATAGTTGCATTTACTAGTGCATTCTCTAGGTAGTTTGACATTTCAGCCATGGTATTTCCTTATCGTGAAGTTACGCGCATTTGTAATGGAACACCCGAATACTCACCATTTTGGTCAGCATTAGAGATATTTTGAATTGCTCTGTCGTACAGGGTTGCCCATGTCTGACTTCTTGCATCGTTAATTAAGTATGGCTCTGCTTCTAAAAGCGAGGCATAGAGGAGAGCATCTGGATAATTAGCAAGAAATACATTGCTTGCATTACCAGTAGACAATACAGTAGGTTTAGCATAATAGAGGATCTCCAATGTATATGCTGTGTCTGGCTTTGGTGCTAACTCAAACTCGCTTGCCAGGATTGTGTAATAAATAGGTTTGCCACTCTCATCTGCTGGTGCATCTCTAGTAAATGTACTAGGAGACATATAGGTAATTGGGTATCTTGGGCTACCTTGGATATGTAAATCTCGAATCTCTAAGAAGTCTGTAGGTAGGGCTACTTTGCCATCACCACTTACTGTAAGCGCGGTTGCTGACTTTAACATCTGCCGAGTGCGTAGGTCTCTTGCCATGCGTAGCTCTGCAAAACTAATAAAATCAGGGATAACCGATGTTAAGTCTGATCGACCTAAGTAGTTAGCCACCGATGCTTTCAGATCGGTAAAGTTTGTGTAAGCCATGATTTCCTAATCTTTTGGTAGTTCGATGTTATGCCATCCATAGACATACTGCCCAATATGCTTTATCTGCTTGGATAGATCGTGGTCTACCCAAGTATCAACACCTTCATCTTTTGCTTTAATGCAAAAGTAAATATCTTCACCCAGTATCTTGTTGTTTAAAAGCTGTTCAAAGTAGAAGTAGGGTTTTTCCATCTTCTTAATGACACTCTGTTTAATCAACATAATTCCACAGCCAATCCCATCTACTTTCTCAACACCTGACTTAGCATTGGAGTAGTTCTCCTTTCC